AATTATGCAAGAAAATCATAAATCTTCTTTTATTCTTCCGTTGGGCGCAGATATTATATCCAAAAGTAATAAATCTTTTGAGGAACTTAATCTTCTATATGTAGGAACTTTAAATAATAGAATATCTTCATTCAATTCATTTAATAAATCAAGGTAAATTTCTCTTCGTGTTTCAGATTTCCTAATATTATTTATTAAGTTTGGAGAATTAGTTTCATAAATAGAATCTGCAACTAATTTTCTGTAATTTATCATATTAGGTAAATTATCAAAATTAGGGGGGCAGTCCATGAAAAAGAACGCCGTTGGTATGTGATATTTTTTACTAACTTCCCTTAATTGATTCCAAGTAGGAGAATTTTCACCCTTTTCCCATGCTTCATACTTAGATTTAATATCTTTAGGTAACCTTTCTTCATGCCCATGAGTAAAACCAGCATACTCTCTAGCCCATTTCATCATTGCAGAGTTAATTTTTGCTTTAGTTACCATTATAAATCACCACATTACATCAGTAAAAATATTAATATTCTTACTTTTAACACATCTTAAATCCAACATAAAATATATACTTTTATATATTTTTTAATTAATATAAATGTTGTTAAATTATTCTAATAGTTCGTTGAAGTCGTTTTCTGTGAAGTTGTCGATTTCTTCTATTCTTCTTAAACGAGAATCAATATCAGAAATAAGACTTTCATAATTCTTAATTTTCTCATCTTTTTTCTTACTTTCATTTTCAAGCTTAATATACTCAGGAGATTTTAAATCAAGATTATTAATATCAAGGTTAATAGTTACACTATCCATATGTTCTATATATTTTAATTTTAATTTTTCTGGATCTTCCATGAAATAGCTACTATGTGTTGAGTCTTTTCCTCTGCCTTGTAGACTGTCTACATCTTCAAGACTCATACCATCATTATACAGTTGACTTGCATGGAATTTACGGAGCATATGACTTCTGAACCTGTTAAATTTACCTACTTTTCCTAATCCTAATTTATTGTTTATTTCTTATATAATAAATCAGTAAACTCTTTTAAATGTAAACCTGCAATTTCAGATGCTTTCTCTACACTAATTTTATTCTTTTTAAAAAAATTTCCTTTTTCATAAAAAGTGGAAGTAATTTAAATAAACTTCATTATATTCATCAACAAAACGGATTAAAACACCAGATTCATCTTTATATAATAAAGTGGCTTTTTCACCATTAATCCACTCTTTACCTATATCTGATTGTTTTAATTCATTCCATGATACATTTAAAACTGTTTTTTTGTTTATTAAGGTGAATGCTGGTTGTTCTTGTATGTATTCTTCAGGTGTTGATGTTCCATCAGGTAATAAATGTTTTACTGTTTCATTAACTGATTTGTAACCATTGATTTGTTGTATTTTTTTTATTTTGTTTATTAAATTTACTTCTAATTTTATTGTGCTTCTTTCCATAATATCATTCTCCTTTTAAAAAAAAATAGCTTTGTCTTTTTAAAGGACAAAGCTTAAAATTGTTAATACAATTGATATTCCACATAATATTATTGGTAGTTTTTTAGGATTGTTTCTTTCAGATATTACCAATATTATGAATAATATGGTTATTATTATATTTACGATGTTTGCTATTGTTAACATTTTTCATCCACCTCTTTTTGGGAAAAAATTTAAATAATAAAAATTTTAAATTTTAAATTTGATGATGGGATTTTTTTATCCCATCAATATTGTGTATATTAATGTTGCAACTTGGACAATTAGTCCAAGCCATGCAACTAACTCTTTTCTATCAATGTTTTCCACCTCCTTGTAGTTCTATTATTATATTGGTTACTATACTATATAAAGGTTTCTATTTATTACTACTTATTTTTATAAAAAAAATAAAGAATTCCACTAAAAAAAAGTAGAATCCATCAAAAAAAAATCATTGATACAAATCACTAAAAATCCAAGCTGGATCATACGCTAAAATCGTACCATTCATACACCAATTAGACCTTACTCCATTTCCTTTTAAAACAGCAGCAGGGTCACGATAAATCCAAGAGCCCCCAGTATGCTTAGAATGTTTCAATCTGAGCCTTACATGCCCAGTCCCACTTCTACATCGTACATGAATGAATTGTACATTATAACCTAATGCAAGTCCTAAACGGTAAAATAATTGACTTGAATCAGTACAATTAACTCCTTGCTTATTATATATCTTATTAATAGTTTCCTGAGTATTATATTTGGAGTTATAATAATATCCATATCCTCTTCCTCGGATTTTGTTCAAGCAAGAGTCTATATCTGTTACACCACCAAATTTGTCGGTGAACCTTTTTAATGTGATGTCTGTGGTGTCGCTGGTTGTTCCGTTGCCATGTGGGTCTTCAAGATAAACAATAGCTGGACTAACACCATTTAATACTTCATAAGCTGATACACGATTAGCCATACTAACATAACAATTCTTATAATACTTTGTTCCATCAGTATCAGACACATAATTTGGGAGGAAACTTAAATCTTTATTATCATATATTGCACATTCAACAAACTCTGCAATAAGACTGTCTTGTTGATAATTCGTACCTCTCTCTTTAATTGCTTTTATAATTGTGCCATAATCAGCTACACGATTCATGTAATTATAAATTTGCCTACTATTAAACTTCTTATTATTATTTATCAACCAGTACGCTATCCTATTCATCAAATAAGTGTATTTTGTAAAACTAATATGTTCATTAACCATTTATTTTCATCTCCTTTAAAAAAAATAGTATTTATTCTGTTGCATTTTAAAAAAAAATATTTAAAAATAATCCATTCATCATTCAAACAAAAGGTACTGTTATTACACTTTCTTCCCCCCCTTCCAAATCATTTTTTTTAAAGTAGTTTAAAATAAAAATGATGCTAACTTAAAAAAATAAATTAAATATGATAAAAAAAAGATATCCTCATTGAAGAATTATCTTTGTTTTAAAAAAAAATGTAAACTTAAAAAATACAAAATCATTAACCAAGCTGTTTCACTTACAAAATACATTCAATAGTAAATAGAAAAGAATAACTATCATATTCCACATATTAATTTTTATGAATAAAACTCTAAAATTAAAAAAAATCATTCCTTTAATTCCTTTTATAGTCTTATTTGTAACTTTATTTATAATTCATTTTAGATTAGGATATGTTAATGATGATCTTTATTTTAGAGCATTAATCACAGAAAATGGTTTAAATCAAATTTTAAATCTTGTTCACCACAGATATTATTCATGGAGTTCTAGATTTTTAATAGAATTTGTTTTATTGTTTCTATCTTATCTTCCTATAATCATATGGGTATTTTTAAACAGTTTAGTTCTTGTTATGATGGCTTGGATTATTCCAAGATTTTTCACAAAAGATTCAAATCTAAAAAATAATATAATTTCTGTAATTCTTGTTTCAATATTTTATATCCCTGTATTTGAAGCCATGAGTGATGGGGCTATTGCAATTAGTCTTAATTATCTCTGGCCTTTATTTTTCATATTGGTTCATTTTTATCTAGTTAAATATTACATACTCCAAAATAATGATTATAATAAATCAAAGAATATATTGTTGTATGCTATTTTAGTTTTTAGTTTATTTTTTGCTTGTAATCATGAACAGGGATTAATTACCTGTTTCATAATATATGTACTACTTATTGGTTATTGTTATTATTCTTACAAAAAAATTAATAACACATTACTGATTTTATTATTTTTAATTATTTGTTGTGGATTAATTATTTTTTTATGCCCTGGCAACCAATTAAGATTAATTGCTGAAACAAATACTTGGTGGCCATCATTTGGAGAGTTAAACATTTTTAACAAAATAAATATGGGAGTGAGTTCTTTTTACAGACTTTTTATAAGTGAATCAATTTTAATTTGTTTATTATTCTTATTATCTTTTGGATTATATGTTTATAAAATAAGCAATAATAAATGGAATGCTTTGATTACTTTATTCCCATTTATAATTTGTCTAATAATTAACTTATTATTAATTTTTAATATTATTCCTGAATGGAATTATTTCTTTTTAAGTACAGACTCTTATAATCTTGTAAGTAATTCCACAAGTTTATTATTTACATTATTTTATATTATTATCACATTTTGTATTTTGTATGGAGTTTATAATATAATAAAATTTAAAAATAAAAAAAATGGATTTTCAACATTACTATTATTGATTATAGGATTTATTGTGAGTATTATTATTGGTTTTACACCAACAATGCTACCTTCAATGCATAGGATGTTTATTTTCCTTTATGGGATATTGCTCATATTAACATACTATTTTCTTATACAAATATTTAAGCAGTAATCCAAACTAAAGTATTAAATACACTACCTGATGTTTTATAAGGATATATTTGAATACTTGATCCCTGTACAGATAACAGTATCTCAGATGAATGAGCATAAATTGGATTTGTACCACCAATTGGTTGATATGTAGAAGGAATATTTGTAAATAGGTCATTCCAAGTATAAGCCTTTTTTCCTGAAAAAGCAACATTGAATAAAACACACATCACGATTTTTCCGTATTTGTATAGTTTTGCTCCGTTTGCAAGTGTATGTGTTGATACTGTTAAGTCAGATATTTGAGATGCAGTATGTGTGTGACTACTATTAGCTTTACCATTCAACTTAGTATTCATTTCTGTTTCAGTATAATAACGGTCATCATGAGTATGTCCTGTGTCTGATTTACTATCCAATGCTGATTGAAGATTAGTAATATTGCTGATACTGTGACTGTGACTACTGTTAGCTTTACCATTCAACGCATTAGTCACGATTTTATTCTGTACAGGATTAGTTGATGAACTACTCAATGAACTATCAACAACTGTTTTATTAGCTTCTGTAGCAATACCATCAAGTTTAACTTTATCCTCTTTAGACAAAAAACCATTTGCTGATGAAGATGCAGAATCATGACTATGATTTACATTTGCTTTACCTGAAATGTCTTGATGTGTTACTTTATCCAATGGTAACTTACTGATTGTTTTCAACTTATTTGTTGCATCTGTTACTGCAACTTTGTTAACTGATGTAATGTCACTGTTCAATGCCCCATCATTAACCAAACTACCATGACTATGATTAGATGCTGCTCTTGAAGTATCCGTA